TTGTTGTATGATTTATATAAACTTACACCAGATCAATTAGAAAAATTACAAGTCAAAAGACCAGAGTCAGAATACAACGATGGTCCACCATGTATAGAATCATTAACACAAGATAAAGTTTTAGATGATGGTAGAGACAGAGTTATCTATCAATTCATACAATATGCAAAACGTAAATGGCCTGATGCATGGCAAGATAAGATTTACGAATTTAACTACAAACATTTCAACCCACCATTAGAACCAAAAATAATTGCAGGCAAAGTAAAATTTAACGAAGGCAAAGAACTAGGATTCAAATGTAATGAAGAACCAATGTGTAATCACTGTGATAAAAATTTATGTAGAACTAGAAAGTTTGGTATTGGTGGTGAGTCTGTGTTTCCAACACTGTCTGATTTACAGAAAGTATTATTAGATGAACCATACTATTGGGTGAACGTAGATGGAGACAGGGTTAAGTTAGATAACATAGATTATCTAATGGAACAAAGATTGTTTAGAAGAACTGTAGCAAAACAAATAAATAAAAAACCACCAAGAGTTACAGTCAAAGAGTTTGAAAAATTTATAGATCAATTACTACAAGGTGTAGAAGAAGTGTCAGCACCTGTGGGATCTTCGAAGATAGATCAATTAAAAAATCATTTAGAAGATTATTGCATACAACGATCAATAGGTAGTGTAACTAAAAAAGATATTGTTAATGGAGCAGTGTATACAGAAGATGGCAAACACATATTTACTTTTCATAGATTCTTTCATGGACACTTAGTTAAAAAGAAATGGAAAGAAGAGTATCAAGTCACACAACAGATGTTAAAAGAACATTGTGGTTGTGAAGAGGGACGTATGATGATTGGAAAAAAGAAACCATCAATTATGAAAGTAGATATATTTGACAGACATGAAGATCAGTTTAGTCAAAAGAAATTAAAAGAGGAGGATCCATATTAATGATAAGAGAACAACAATTTTTATTTCCAGAATTTGATGATAACAAAACTAAGATAAGAAATGTAGATTATGTAGATATTACTGACATTGATGTTAATTTATTTAATGAAAAAAGAAAACACCCATATGAACTTTTACCTAAAGATAAATTTTATATATTTAAAACTGGAGGGATTAATAAATTTAGACCAGATTTAGGTGATAACTTTCCTTACATAAAAAATATGGAAACTGGAGCTTTATTAGGAACAAGTTTACATAGAACATATATAAGAACCTCAATAACTTTAACAAATTGTAATCCAATTATTAATTTAGAATTTAGATTACATAGAATTGCAGCAGAAGCTTTTATTGTAAATGATAATATTGAAAAAAAATTAGTCGTTGATCACATAAATGGTGACCGATTAGATTATAGAATTGGTAATTTAAAATGGTCAACCTATTCAGAGAATAATACAGGAGTTAAAAGAGAACGAAATGGTGTATCTTATGATGAAAAAATAGCGTTAGGTATTAAAAAATTATGAAAACAATAGTGTTAGGTCCACCAGGAACAGGTAAGACGTATACTTTATTAAATAAAGTACAGGATTATTTAAAAAATACTGACCCAGATAAGATAGGTTACTTCGCATTTACAAAGAAAGCAGCCAACGAAGCTAAAGCTAGAGCGATGGATAAGTTTAATTATACAGAAGATGACCTACCATATTTTAGAACGCTACACTCACTAGCTTTTAGAAGATTAGGAATCAACAAAGATAAAGTAATGCAGAAAAGACATTACGAAGATCTAGGTAGAAAACTAAATTTGTTTATCGACTACAATGATTATGATGAAGAAGAAACGGGTTTGTTTACAACAAAGTCAGATTATTTACGGTTGATACACCTTGCAAAGTTACGGAACATTACATTAGAACAACAAGTAAAATTAGGTGAACACAATACAGAAGTTGATTATGATACACTGGTACATCTTGGAAATGAATTAGAAAGATACAAAAAAGAATATGATTTGATTGACTACAATGACATGATACTAAAGTTTGTAAACTCAGATCTGTCACCAAAGTTTGATGTTGTATTCATTGATGAAGCACAGGATCTATCGATGATGCAGTGGAACATGGCAAAAACTATTTGGAATAAGACACAGGATTCTTTTATTGCAGGTGATGATGACCAAGCAATATTTAGATGGGCAGGAGCGGATGTAGATTCTTTCATTACACAAAAAGGTAAACTATTGAATCTTACACAGTCAAGAAGAATACCAAGAGCAGTGCATGACTTTGCACTTGGTATAATTAAACGTGTGTCACATAGAAGATATAAAGAGTGGGCACCAAGAGATCACCAAGGGTCTTTACGATTCTATGATGACGTCAAGGACCTGGACATGTCTTCAGGTAATTGGTTGGTGCTAACACGAACAAGATATATGTTAAATGATATTGAAGATGAAATGCGTGAACGTGGATGGTATTTTGAAAACAGATTCAAAGCAATGCCAGAGAAGGACGCTGCAGCTGCTGCAGCAGATTGGGAACTAGCACGTAAAGGCACACCATTGAGTTACCCACAAATAGAAAAGATATATAGTTATATGTCAACGGAACACGTTGATAAAAATTTTTTAAAAGGTTTAGCCAAAGAAGGTTACTACAGTCTTGCAGATACAGGTATTAAAACAAATGCAGTTTGGTTTGAAGCGTTTGATGAACTTAATTTTAGAATCAAAAGTTATATACGTAGCATGCGTAGAAATGGTGAGAACTTAAAAGAAAGACCAAGAATAAAATTATCTACAATACACAGCGTCAAAGGTGGTGAAGAGGACAACGTAGTATTACTAACAGATCTAACACAGAATACATTAAAGTCATACAGAAAGAATCCTGATGACGAGACAAGATTATTTTATGTGGGTGCAACAAGAGCAAAAGAAAACTTGCATATCATAAGACCAAACGATTATGAAAAATCGTTTCCAATGGAGGACGTATGACAAACAAAGATATGTTTAAAGGAACAACTTATAATTCTTTAGAAGAGCAGGTAGGCGGGAAGCACTATCGCTCAATGAAGATTCAACCTGCAGAGTTTATAAACGAAAACAAATTGCTTTTTGCAGAAGGCAATGCTATAAAATACATCTGTCGACATCAGTCGAAAGGAAAAGAGGAAGACATAAAGAAGGCAATACATTATCTAGAAATGATATTAGAGAGGGATTACTCATGATACAAAAACCTTTGTTCGCACCGCAGACAGAGTGGTTACCTCCAACAGAATTTCCTGATCTATCAAAGTATGATGAGATCGCAATTGACTTAGAAACCAAAGATCCAAACTTAAAAACTATGGGGTCCGGTTCTGTTACAGGACAAGGACACATTGTAGGTATAGCTGTAGCTGTGCATGACTGGTCTGGATATTATCCTATACGTCACGAAGGTGGTGGTAACATGGATCATGGAATGGTTACGAGATGGTTTCAAAGTGTACTAAAAACACCTGCAACTAAGATATTTCACAATGCTATGTATGATGTATGTTTTTTAAGGGCTGAAAGGTATGAAATACATGGGACTATCGTAGATACCATGATTGCTGGCTCTCTCGTGGACGAGAATCGCTTTCGATATGATTTGGGCTCTATGGGTCGGGATTACGTCGGAAAGGGCAAAAACGAGGCTGTATTGAAGGAAACTGCTGACGTTTGGGGTGTAGATGCTAAATCTGAGATGTATAAACTGCCTGCTATGTATGTAGGTGAATATGCAGAGCAAGACGCAACACTGACACTACAGCTGTGGCAGGAGATGAAAAAAGAAATTGTACACCAAGATATAGAATCTATCTTTGAATTAGAGTGTGCACTATTTCCTTGCCTTGTCGATATGCGTTTCTTAGGCGTTCGTGTAGATACCCAAGCAGCGCTTGAATTGAAAAACAAATTATTAGAAGAAGAAAAAGAGTGCTTGCAAAAAGTAAAAAAAGAAACAGGAGTAGATACTCAAATATGGGCTGCACGTTCAATTGCGACAGTTTTTGAAAAACTTCGCCTACCATTTGACCGAACTGAAAAAACAGATTCTCCATCATTTACTAAAAACTTTTTACAGAATCACACCCACCCACTTGTGAAACTAATAGCCCGAGCCCGTGAAATAAATAAGGCTCATACCACATTCATTGATACCATATTAAAACACGAACATAAAGGTAGAATTTATGCTGAGATAAACCAACTTAGATCCGATCAAGGTGGTACAGTTACCGGTAGATTTAGTTACGCAAACCCAAATCTACAGCAGATTCCTGCACGGAACAAGGAACTTGGACCAAAGATTAGATCATTGTTTATACCAGAAGAAGGTTGTACGTGGGGAGTCTTTGACTATTCACAACAAGAGCCAAGACTGGTTGTACACTATGCAGCATTACAGAATCTCTATGGAGTGGACGAAGTATTGGATGCCTATAACGAGGGCGATGCCGACTTCCATACTATCGTTGCTGACATGGCAGAGATCCCTAGATCACAGGCCAAGACCATAAATCTTGGTCTGTTCTATGGAATGGGTAAAAATAAATTACAGGCAGAGCTGGGTGTATCTAAAGACAAAGCCGAAGATCTTTTCAAACAGTATCATAACAAGGTACCTTTTGTAAAAAAACTGATGGACAACGTTATGCAACGTGCCCAGAACAGAGGACAAATCCGTACATTGCTGGGACGACTGTGTAGGTTTCATCTATG